GTTGAATACGTGGAACCAGGCCGGCGCGCCTGGCACAACTCCCGCAGACGAGGTGCCGAATCTGACGGCTGGCGACATCCTCATCGAGCAGGGACTGCCCGAGGGCGAAGAGCTGGCGCTCATCATCAACCGCAAGTTCTCAAGCAAATTCGTCTCGGGCGTGAAGTCTCTGTATAACCCGACTGGCTCGATCACGCAGCAGTGGAAACAAGGCCGAATGGTCGACTCACTCGGTTACAACGTGTACCGGGATCAGACGATCTATTCGCGCACTGTCGGAGCCCTCGGTGGCGCGCCGGCGATCAACCTGCTGCAGACTGCCGACGGCGGCAACAACGGGACCATGACCTTGAACATAAAGTCATGGAACAACGCTGCAGCGCCGCGGCTGAATGCCGGCGATCGCTTCACGATCGCGGGCCACTACGCCAGCCACCCGCAGACTCACCAATCGACCGGCCGGTTGTTGTCCTTCGTTGTACTGGCTGATTCCTCCAGCTTGTCGGATGGCACTTCCGCCACGCTGATCGCGCCTGCGATCACGCCGAGCGGTCAGTATCAGAACGTGTTCTTCACGTCGGCAGCAGTCGATGGCGCGCTGCTCACCGTTGACTCGGGCGCAGGCGCCGGCACGGTGACGCCGCAGGCTCTGCTCATGCATAAAAACGCTTTCGCGTTCGTCAGCGTGCCCCTGAACAATCCCGAGCCCGGGATGGGCGCTCTGGTAACCGAAGTGACTGACCCCGAGACGAAGATCTCGATCTCGATGGTGCGCGCGTTCGATGGCGTGTACCGCAAGGAGATCAACCGCTTCGACGTGTTGTACGATTTCGCGAAATTGTACGGCGAGATGGCCTGCGCGATCGAGGGCTAACCAGCTAATCCGACACGCAACACACAAAGGAAATCACACCATGAAAACCTTCCGAAACATCTCACTGATTCTCGCCCTGGTGTCCGTCCCGGCGGCCTTCGCCCAGACGTTCACGCTCACTCCCACCACACTGTCCGCTGCGGTCGCGAAGACCGACGGGCAAGTCTGCGTGGCCTCCACCACCGGTATCGTGCTGCCTTCCATCGTCGCCCCGGGCACCATTCTGTTCGCTGACTATGAGCCCATGGCGGTGGTCGCGCAGGGCACGAGCAGCTCGTGCTATGTGGTCGACCGTCGGTTCGCCCCCTCGGCGCATGTGTCGGGCGCCATCGTATACCCGGGCGCGCCGCAGTTGTTCTCCGCGGCGGATCGGGCCATCGGCAGCGCCTGCACTGCAGCCACTGAACTGGTGCTGCCGATCATCAACACGACAAACGGCAAGATTTTCGATTGCCGCTCATCGGGTCAGATCATTCAGATCGGCAAGGGCACCATGTCTGCCGGCTCGGATGAGACTGTGCGCGCGTTCTGCACCGGGACCGCAGGCTCGGCCGAAACCGAGTACCTGAACGGCGCGGCCTGCAGCGGCGCAACCACCGCCACCGCAAGGTACGTTGTTGCGGCTCCTGGCACGATCGCTAACCTGCGCGTCACTTTGTCCGCAGCGGGCGCCGGCGGCTCTAACAAGGACGTGATCACCGTTACGAAGAACGGCTCGGCGACAGCCCTGACCGTCACGACGGGGACTACTGCCTGTGCGACGGCCGCGGCGGCCGCCTGCATCGACGTTGCTCACTCGGTGGCGGTGGCCGCCGGCGACGTCCTGCAGTTCCAGTTTGTTTCGGCCACTTCCGATACGGCGGCCAATGTTTCGGCGTCCGTAGAGAAGTTCTAAAGGCCTGTCGTTTCTTCCCCCTGGGGGCTGGCTCCTCTGGCCCCCGTTTTAACCCGAAAGAGAACATCAATGGAATACCCAAGCATGCGGTTCCACCGCACCGAACCTGCTCGCAGAATCGAATCGGCCGAAGCCGAGGAGGCGGGCTGGGAAACGTCGCCGCTGGCGCACGGGATCGAGACTGCGCCTGGCGTCGAGCTGGATCCGGAAGTCGCCGCGCGCGGCAATGCCGTCGCGGATCCGGCAGCTGAAGAGCCGGCGAAGCAGCTCACCAAGGCCCAGGCAAAGGCGGCCGCGAAGGCCCTGAAAGCCGGGAAGTAGATGTCGCTAACCCCGCAAAACATTATCGACTCCGCGCTGCTGGAGCTCGGCGAGACGCAGCCAGGCGAAGGCGCATCCACGCCCGAGAGCAACAACGCACTCATCCAGCTGAACCGGATCTATGACAGCTGGTCGCTCGAGGGCATCGTCTGCTTCAACCATGCGGTCAGTTCGTTTGCCCTCGCCCAAGGCGTGGGTAGCTACACGATGGGCTCTGGCGGCAACTTCTCGATCGCCTCGCGGCCGATCAAGATCAAAGGCGCCACCGTTACCTACCAGGGCCTGCAGCAGGGCTGCGCGGTGATGCCGATGGGCGTATTCGAGCAGAGCCTCGACCACAACGCCAGGCCCGCGGTGGTCGAGTACCTGGCGAACGGCATGCCGGCGAGTGCGGTGCTTGCCCTATGGGCGACTGGCTCGATGCCCACCAAGCTGGGCGAGGATAGCGCGGCTCCCTTGAAGAACCTCAGAGTGCATCCGATCCCGCAGGCCGCGGCCGCGATCGAGCTCTCGTACTGGCTGGCCCTGACCACGTTTGCCACCCTGAGCACCGCTATCACCTTCCCGGTCCCGGGCTACGAGCTCGCCCTGGTCGAGGAGCTGGCGATCGTGCTGGCCCCAAGCTACGGCCGGCCGGTGTCGCAGGAGCTGCGCGACAACGCAGCCAGGTCAAAGGGCCGAATCGTCGAGATCAACGGCCAGATCGAGCTGGGCCCGCCGCCGGCGGCGCCCAACCAGTAGAACCCCCAATGAAAACCTTACTTCTGCTGCTGGCGCTCGCCAGCGTTCCGCGGATATCTGCCCAGACCGCGGTCTACCCGGGCAGCGCGGTGACCGATGCGCAGCTCGGCATAGCGCGAAACAACGTCAAGACGGCCCTCGTAGGGAGCATCACGTCGAGCTCCACCGCGATCACTCTGAAGAGCACCGCCGGCATGGTGGCGAACATGATGCTCTCGATCGGTTCTACGAAGCCCGAGATCGTGTGGGTGTGCTCGATCGCCGGCAACGTTGTCAACGTCGGCCGCGCCAGCTGCCCGAACGTCGACGGCCGCGGCTTCGATGGCACGATCGCGGTGGCTCACACCAACAATGAGCCGGTGGTCAATCAGCCGGTGGCCTGGGACCATAACGCGATCGCAAAAGAAGTCGAGGCCATCGAGGCGAATGTAAATGTGGGCTCGCTGAATGTGCCGAGCTTCATGTTCACCCAGACCCCGGGAGCGAGCCTGGTGGCGCACGGCGTCAACCAGACGATACCGGTGTCCCCCTGCGCTTGGATGGCGGCCGGCCAGGATATCTACATTCAGGACGGATCCGCGGAGACGGTCACCGTCACCTCGAGCACCTGCAGCGGCGCCGGCGGATCCGGAACTATCACGGTTACCCCGAACAACAATCACACGGGCGGCGGCTACTCGATCTCGAGCGCCACCTGCGGCCTCGGGCAGGCAGTCACGGCCGCCAATGGCGGGACGGTCAGCATCCCGCCGGGAACGAATTGCATATTTCACGGCACGGCTCGCACGTCGGCGGCGACCCATATTGTGGGCCCGGGCGCCGGCAATATGTCCTACACGATGGCGTCTTCGATGGCCATCCCGATGATCGACGTCGGGGCCGGAACGGTGCTGATCGAGGGCGTGAGTTTCCTGGGCGCAGCGGGCTTCGCGAATATGTCCACCAACATTGGGATCCAGATCAGCGGCAGCGGCCTGGGCACCACCTCTGCGGCCAGCAACAACGGCTCGATCATTCGAGACTCGGTCCTGCAGAATTTCCAGGTGGGAATCAACGCGATCAACGTGAGCAACATTCAGATCTACGGCATGACCAGCGTGCAAAACGGCAAGTTTGTTTTCGGCTCGATCGCGACCGACGGTGACGGCGGATTCGGTGTGGTGCGCGACAACATTCTGAACTGCTTCGACGGGTTTGGCCCGCAGAATTGCACCAACAATATCGAGATCGACAGCCCCGGCGGCCTCCAGGTGTACCACAACAATATTCTGGGTGGCGTTAAAGGCGTGCTCGTGCAGCTCACGATGGGCAACGTGTCGACCTCGGGCACTGCGGTCACGCGCAATTCCGGGGCGGTCTTCCAAACCGCATGGGCTGGCAAGGCAACCGCGATCGGCCCCGGCCTTTACACCATTGCCTCGGTGACCGACGGCAACCACATGACCCTCACCGGGAGTGCGGGCACTCAGTCAACGCCCTGGTTTTACGTGCCTGGCGGGACGTCGGAGATCGCGATTGAGAACAACACGGTGGACATGGGGTCCATCGGGACCTCGGGCGTGGACTTCGAAAGCCAGGCGCGCTTTGGAGTCGTAACTGTGGTCGGCAACAGAATCGACCACTTTGTGGATCCGCTTACTACGTTCAACGGACTTACGATCAACGCCTCCGGACTGAGCGGCGCGCTGATCGCGGACAACTATTTGTACTCGGGCACCACGACGAACACAAAGTGCATCGAGGTCGCATTTGGCGATCGCCTGCGGGTGGCCGGCAACCTCTGCTACCAATTTGGCAGCGGAATCCACACATTCGGGAGCGAAACGAATCTGGAAATCAGGGACAACAGCTACCCGCTGACCACGACGGCGCTTGATATCGCCAACAGCACGGGCCTGTCGATCGACACGATCGCGTCGGTGCATTACGCGAAGCTGGTTACCCTCACGCCGGTAGCTGGATCGCGCATGGGTTGCGACGACTGCGACACGCCACTCACGCAGGGCGCGGCACCCACATCCGCGGGGGACAAGGCCGGCGCGACTTGCATTTATAACCGCGGCGCCTGGCACGCTTACTAACTCCCATGACACCGAACAATACCTGGAACGCCGATCAATCGATTGAGCAGCTCGGCGGCACGCCAACCTCGGAGCTCCTGTATCACGCGCTGCGCCTGGCGCGGGTGACTCTCGGGGCCGATCGCGTGCCGGCCTCGCAGCAATACAACGATGCGATGAAGTGCTTCACGCGCATGCTGGGGAACTGGAACGCGCTGCGCGGCGCACTCTATGCTCTCGACATCCACCAGTGGCCCACGACGGCGCAGCAGCAGATCTACCAGCTGGGCCCAGGCGGCGACTGGGACGGGCCGCGGCCGCAGCGCATCGCGCGCGCGAATCTGCTCTTCAACACGGACCCGCCAATCCGCCGCAAGCTGCGTATCTGGGATGACGCCGACTGGGCCTCTATCGCGCTGCAGCAGATTTACACCTTCCCGAGCGGGCTGTATAACGACGCTGCAGCCCCCCTCTCGAACATCTACCTCAGGCCGATCCCTGATGCGGTCTATCAGATCGAGCTGTTCACCTGGCTGGGCCTGCAAAAGCCGGTCGACCTCGACACCGTGCTCGCGTATCCGGACGGCTGGGAAGAGGGAATCGTGTCGAACCTGGCGCTGCGCATCGGCCCCCTGTTTGGGATCCCGGTTTCGCCCGACGTGCGAATATTGGCCACCAATTCGATGAACGCAATTAACAGAGTGGCCGCGACGTCGCCGAAGCTGAACGCAGCGAGCGACCTCACCAGGGGCGGCGGCGGCGGCCTTTACAACTGGTTCTCTGGGCTGATGGAGCCATGAAAATTCCCCTGATCGGTCCCTCCTCAGAGGGGCGCTCGCTGACCGCGGACGCGCAGCGCACAATCAACCTCTACATCGAGAGCGGAGGGTCGAAGTCGCCGGCGGGCTTTTACGGCAGGCCTGGCGTGAAGTCTCTCATCACGCTGGGCTCGCAGGCCACTGCCCTCGCCGCGATTAACGGCCGCCTGTTCGTACTGTCGGCGAACACGCTCAAGGAGCTGACCTCGGGCTTTACTGTGGCCCAGACCACGACCGGCGTTGTGACGAGCAGCCCAGGCCTCAAGGACTGGATTCTGTTGAACGGCCTGACGCCGAATTTCCTGCAGGTGTTCGTAGTGGGCGCGAACGGCGGCTGCTACCACTGGCAGGACGGATCCGGCACGGTGGCCACTGCGATCTACCTGGACGAGCTCGCCGGCTTCGCCTCGACCGACGGCAAGGAAGTCAACCTGGCCCCCGGCGTCGACACGGTGGTGGCAGTGGGCATCGCCGCCGGTTCCCGCACCGTAACGCCGGATTCGATGGATCTGATCACGCGCAATGGCATGGCGCTCTGGATCGACGAAGGGGCCGACAACGCGGAGCTCGTCATCGTCACAGGGAACACGGGCACCACCTTCACTGCTACGTTCCTCAATGATCACGCAGACGGCTTCCTGGTGCAGGCCGGCGATCAGTTCGACGTGGCGGGCGCGCCAGGCGCAACGATCATAATTGGCGGCACGCCGTACACGGTGGCGTACGCGCAGAATGCTTTCACGCTGCAGCTGACCTCGAGCGCCGGTGTGCAGACGCAGGTGGACTGGCGGATCTCCAACGTGCTGCTGGCGGCGAGCAGCGCAACTTTCCTCGGCGGCTATGGCATCATCACCAGGCCTGGCACGCGCCAGTTCAATATCTCGGCCCTCAATGATTTCTCGACCTGGCGCCCACTCGACTACGAACTGAAAGAGGGCTACTCAGACAACCTGGTGCGCGCGTTCGCCCACAGTTTGGAGCTCTGGCTATTCGGCAACGAAACAACCGAGGTGTGGGACCAGACCGGTAATCCGGACTTTCCGTTCCAGCGGAATCCCTCGGGCGCTATCAAGCGAGGCCTCGGCGCGATGGAGTCACTGGTTGAATTGGCCGAAAGCCTCTACCTGATCGGCAATGACGGTGTGGCGTACCGCACCCGCGGCTTCGCGATGGAGCGAGTATCGACGCACGCAATCGAGCAGGCCTGGAAGGGCGAGTTCTCAACGGTGAGGGCGATCGCATTTGAGATGCTGGGCCACTATTTCTGGCAAATTAACGGCAGTTCTACGAGCTGGGTATACGATGT